ATACACCTTATTCTTCATAATATTCAAATATCCAAGTATTTTTAAACGGAGATTTAATTTGACCGTTTAATCTAGTAGTAATTGAAGTTTTGCCATTCTTGATTCCACATGCTTGCGCACAAGCTATAACAGTATCAAAAATGTCAATTTCACCAGTTTTAATATTGGTTCGTTTTACTTTTCGTGCCATTGGATTTTTAGCACCAAGTTTTGTTTGACGAATTTTATCTTTAATAATATTCATTTCTTCTTTAGTTTTAGATTGATAAGTATTACCGCCACATTTAGAAATAGCATCAGTTTCATTATATCCTTTATTAACCGAGTCATAAAAACGAATCCAATACTGTTCTTTTTTATTTAACTCATCTTGTGTTTCGGCATTATCAATAACTTGAAGTTTAAAACTTTGTGGGCCATATTTTCTAATGGCTCTAGCGAAATGAGTATCTAATATGTTATTTAAAGCATCATTAATATGCCTGTTAAACCTATATTCTACAGGACGAGTTGTTTGTCCTATATAAACTTTATTGTTTTGAATATTTGTTATTATATATATTTCTCCAATAATCATTAATAAGTCTCCTTTTTAATGAATATTATGAAGAATCTTGGCACGGTCTCATCCACTAGGGACCTAACCGTTAGCCACTATTGTGACACCCGCGGGCGCGGTTCACGAGGTTTTAGATGGGCTATAGTTTACGCTTACCCATCGTTGAGAAATATGTGCTAGGGTCGTTGCGGTCATATCCCGCGTTGCCCGACCAATCTACATTGGCATAGTTTGGATATAAGCGTTTTGCTGTTGATTCAAGAGCAAGTTTATATAAGTCATAATTTGGGGTACCTGGTTTATCATTGACACCTTTCATATATTGGAAGATTCCACAAGGGAAAATTGCCGTTTTGTGAAGTTTGCCAACTCCTTTGATTGAGCCTTCGAGAAGAGCTTTAATAATCATGCGGCCCTCTGGAAGTGTGCATGTGCCGTAATTAATTGATGTGAATGGTAGCTGATTGCCGCTGCGCGATTGAAGGGTATTAAGGTTATGATACATTCCTTCAACTGCTTGAGCGATTTCTTTTTCTGTCATATCCATGGCATATTTATATGCTTTAGACTTTATTTTAAAAATATCATCATCAATGGATAACTCTACCATTGTATAATTATTCCAATAAGAAAAATCTTCTTCAATATAGGTAAGTCCATCTTTAAAATGCTTATAAAAACTTTTTCTTACATATGGAACCATTGTCCAATCAAGATGTGATGCACTTACTCCACCAAATTGTTGAAGCGACTGAAGCTGGAACAGAACGGCTACTAACTGAAATGCTGTATTAACTGAATTGGCTGGTCTTACATCTGTTTGTCTTGTGTTAAATCCATTGGCAAGTAAATCATCAAATGGAACTGTTAAACAGTTATGCATCCCCAGAATATAAGCATCAAGGTCATGAATATAAATCTCATTATTTAAATGATTATTACGAGCCATTTTTGAAACAAGATTATCAAGTGCATACTGTTTAAAAATAACCGAATCTGCCTCACCTCTGCGGCCGCCGAATGAGTATTCGTCAACATTAGCATTTTGATTCTGTACGTCGGTTGCGGCTAGCTTAACAGCGACGCGGTCCATCATTTGCGTATTCCACTCACGTTCACGATTTCTGTCTTGTCTATAACGGATATATGCCCTTGCCACATCTTTACGTTTTGTAGACATAAGTCCGTTTTCAACTAAGTCTTGAATTTCTTCTACTGTTAAAATTTTATTGTTTTCTTTTTCAATAAAAGTAGCTATATTATTGGCTTTATCTATTGCATAGGTAGAGATTTCTCCATCAATTTGTTCAAAAGCTTTTAATATAGCATTAACGATTTTGTTTTTATTAAATTCAACTATTCTTCCGTCTCTTTTTTTAATATATTGCATTTATCCCTCCTAAGTAATTAAAAATATATTAAGGATTGATTTTTTCGCCACAATAAATACAAACATCATTTTCATATTTGTGTGGACAAATAGACCTAAGATATTCATTATCTTCCATATACTTTTGTACTTCCGGTTGAAGAATGAATATAGATGGGTCTATTAATGACTGGATTTTTTGATTGTTGAAATTAATTTTATCTCTAATTTCGTCACCTGTCATTTCTTACTTCACCTCCACGATATTCATAAAAGTCTTTGAATAAATCATAATTATTTTCTCTTACAAAATTAAAAATTTTTTGTATAGACTCTTTCTCTAATATTGGCTCTTTTATGTGATATTGTTTAATGGCGGCATAACAGTAGCTATATAGTGTTTCGAAGGGTTCAACTGTATTGAAGAACGCAGACCTTCTTTTAACTACTAAATGCTGTGTATATCTAGCAATTAATTTCATTACGTTTTTCCAGTCATCATCAATGAGAGAGTTCTCATTATATATAAGTGGAAAAACGATATGATAACTTCGTAAATTTATGATGTTGCGAAAAATACGTTGAATACCACCATTGATTAATTCTTCATTAGTGTAGCAGTTGGTTAAGTCAACAGATAGTTGTTGATAAGCCGCTGAAGTTTGCATTACTTCGGTCATTTCTGGGATATATGACTCATCTATTAAACCCTGGTGAGTTAGAGAGAAATAGGTTCCCATTGGCTGAAGTTCTAACCAAGATATTAAATCTGTTTTATTGTTTACGATGACCGGATACTTCATACCTACTCGGCGGCCAAGCGAATTGGATATCCAATCAGTTAGATTATCTTTAATTAGTACTAATGCGCCATCAACATTGTTTAAATTATAGTCATGAAATATAATTCCAAAGTTGTCGCTGTCATGCCGAAATTGTTTTTCAAAGTCTTTCCAAACAGTACTTCCATCAAGAGAAAGTCTTACATGTTCAGCGCGGCGCATTGTACTTAAAGCATTTTTATTGTAACCGTGTGCCAATTTTGGATTTAAACTACCGTATAATGATATATCGGGTTTCATGCGCTCTATATCTAATGGAAGTGGCTTATATTTATCTCCGTCGAAGGCGCGGCCGCCATATTCGACGTTCGAATATGTAGGTAACTGCGTATATGGATTATAGAAGTCTTGACGTACAATAAAATGGTTGTATCGGTTAGGGGAATAGCTGGGCGCTAACCCAACTATTTCCCGTTTGCGTTTGTAATAAGAGGATAATTTCATTAGTTCCAAATTATAAAAAGGAATTGGATAGTATGGAAGGTCTGCATCATATAATCCATAACTCATTGTTTATCCTCCACCGTCCAATAAAAATCTTTATAAGGTTTAGAATCATTCAAGCGGCGCTTAATTCCACATAAAATAGTATTATATTGTACTTCTGGGTGAAACTGGTGAAAATATTCAGCGGCTTCTTTAATACTGTTAAATGTGTTTATAAGATTATGGTTTAAATCATATTGCTTAGTGATTCTATTTGAGGTTAAACGCTTACGAAAATCACTAGTATGTATATTATTACTTTGCATATATCCTTGAATTGTTGCCTCGGTTGTCCCTAAAATGAAACCTACCTCTTTGACTTTATACCCCTCTTTTAAAAGAGGAATTATTTGGGCTTTATCATAATCATTATACCCTTTTCTAATTGGATAACTTTGCCCTTGAATGCGCCAAGCTAAGCCATAATTTATACGCCCAATTTGCTCCGCAGACAAATTAAACTGTTCTCCAATTTGTTTATAAGTTTTATTGGTGGTTTGTAATTGATTAATAATATTTTTATAACGCTGTGGAATAGATAAGTTGGTATAGTGAGTCTCTGGTTTGTTAATATTATAGCCATAAGGAAGATAAGCATTATATAAATCTATATAATAATCTTCTTTATAAGGTAATTCATCAATTTCACATTCTTCTAATATAGAAAATTCAAACTTATCTATTCCATATTTACGAATTGCTCGATATAGAGGATAGTTTTTTGTTTTACTATCGCATCTATGTTGGTTCCATCTATTTAAAATATGCTTGCTTTGCCCCACATAATTTTTTCCGTTTACAGTGTTGTGTATTAAATAAATACCAGTAATAATAGTAGTATACATTATTCCGCCTCCGCGCGCTCAGAAGTAGTTTCTATTGTTCCGTCCTCTCGTATATAAGTGATTTTTTCTACTAATGAGTATGGAGTTTTGGAGTATTTTTTAGCTAAAAAATTCGTTTCGTCTTTTTTAATTCCAGTTACAATTATTTTATTTCCTCGGCTAAAATAACTTTTTTCAACTACTTTTTTAGTACCATCCGCGCGCCGTATAGATATTTGCTTGTCATAATGTGTGAATGCATCACCGAATATCTTTACGGTTACTACGCTATCATTTGTTAATAAGGTAACCGTTTTTTTGTTTTTATCTCTATCTAACACCGTTCCCGCAATGCGACAAATTTTAAACATCGGAATTCTTCTTCCATCTTTTGAAGGAAAAGTATAGTCAACTATTGGTTCATTAGGTAATTTATTGAAACTACTTATTCCATATAAACTATTTTTAAGCTTTTTTAATTCATGGTCGTGGATATAACATGAAATCGAATCCATTTCCCACTGACTTATGTTACCTAAACAATATTTGTCCCATAAGTCTTGTCTTAATCTATTGTTTACTTTATTTAATAATTCTTCATTGTTCTTTT